ATTCTTGATCAGCAGATTTTCCAAGTTCTATGTCTCTATAAAAACCTGCAATTTGTTGTTTACGTAATTCGTTTTCAGAAATTTTTACACGATGAATAATCGCTTCCGCATCGTCTAATGAGGTAGCAGTGTACGGAACGATTAAATCATCAGCAGGAACGAACTTTGATACCGCTCGTTCTTCCACCTCATCATAGTAAACTTTTTTAAAAGTAGAACCTGATAAAGGTAAATGGAATAACATAGAATCAAATTCTGGTTCATATTCTTTCATCTGATCCATTATTTGATAATTCATAAAATCTTTTACACGAGTTGCTTGTTGAACTTTTTCTGGAGTTTGTACTCCGATGATTTGAGTTCTTACTGGTCCATCTGCTGGTAGTAATTCTTTGTAGGCTAAAGATTGAAACTGTGTAACTGCTTCTGCAAGAACAGGGTGAGTTGCACCACTTGCACCGCTAAACGGTTCTGATCTTTGATCATATTTAAAACCTAAAAGATCTAAACCTTGTGTGTAAGTTTTTTCCCAATCTTTTCTTGATGAAACATAATCTTGATATTTAGAAGAAAGATCTGATGCCATTCTTCCTAAAACTTCGTCAGGTAAAAAATCTGCTAAGTTTGCATAATGTTCGTCACCACCTTCAGGTGTTGCAGCCTGAGGATCTAAATCAATATTTACAGAGCCATCTTCATTTTCTATGACTTCTACATCATCAGGTGACTCTTGTTCTTTTTGTACTTCTTCAACTACCTGTTCTTGAATTTCTTCTTCACCAGGAATTTCAAATTCTTTTCTTGGTTCGTTTGGAAGCGCTTTGTCTGTTGCCATTTATTTTCTCCGTAAGTTTAATTGTTTTAACAGTATTATAGGATAAATTCAAGCCCTGTGGCATGGGTCCTGATTTAGGGGGAATAGTTGTGGTTAAACGTTTAGTCATCAATCAATTTCTTTACGTCTTCAAGACTATCAATAATTTCAAATTCTGCATCAATATCTACATCTCCTTCAGGATTTATTCTACCTACTTCTTGAGCTTCATAATCAAACTGACCAGGATATTCGACTTCTTTACCAGTTTTAGGATCTATCCCTTTTTGTGGTTTAATATAAACAATTTCAGCAGGTGCACCTTTATCTGTTTTAAATCTTGCAGTAATGGATCCGGCATCTTCTAAAACTTCTGCACCTTTATATTCATGATATGCTCCAGACAATCTACCACCGGTTACCTTATCTAATTTATCCATGATGCCTTTATTTTTTACTGCATCGACTAAATTAAAAAATATTTTTTCTGCTTCGGTTGTTACTTTTTCTACAGCAGGTCCTGCTGCTTCCATACCTTTAACAACTGGTTTTAACATTCTTCCAAATACTGGTATTGATGCAATGCCTGCAGCAGCTTTCATAAATTTTCTTCTCTTCGGATCATATCCATCTGCAAAACCAATACGTCCACCATTAGCCATACCCATAATTCCTGTTCCAAAATTAGGATCAGAAGCTGCTTGTCTTTCTTTTAAAGTTTTTTCCAATCTTGGTTGTAATATTTGTGTGTCAAATTCTTCTGCTTTTTGTAATGCAAGTTGTTCACGTTCTGTTAAAGCAGGTGCTCCATATTGCGCACCAGATTGTTTCATCTGTGCAGAAAATAAATCTTCTTTTAATCCAAATTGATCTACATAGTTCGCTCTATCTCTTGCGTCACTAATAGGTACACCCATACCTAATGTTACAACGTTTAATAAAGTTTCTTTACCAGATCTTCCTTCACCTAAATCAAATGGAGCAAATGCTGCACCTAAAGCAAGTTCAGGTAAAACTGCAAATTTACTAACTTGTCTTGCACCGCTAGCAATTTGTGGTGCGTATTTTCCAAATAATTTTTTAGCTGTTTCAAAATCTTTAGATAAAATATCTTTAGCCATTCCAATATCACCCACAGCACCAAGAGTCGTGCCTCCTGTTCTTATTTGAAAATCTTTTATTTGATCTCTTATTAATGCTCTTTCAGGTCTTTTTATTTTATCTGCTGTAGTAACACCTGGTATTGTTTTTGCTTTTTCTATTTTAGTTTGTTTTATTAATTCTGGATTTAAATTTAATTGTCTATCTACATATTTTTTAAAATCATCAAACTGTTTTTCAGCATTAATTGTTGGAGCACCTATATATCTATTTTTAAAAAATGCCTTTACACCTATTTTTTTAAGTTTTTTATCTGCCTCTTCTTTTGTAATAAATCCTTGTTTTAAAGAATTTAAAATTACATCTTTTTCTCTATTAGCCGTTCTTAAAGCAATTTGTCCTTTTGAATAATCAGTTGCTACTCCTTTCGTATGTTCAAATTCAGCTGGATTTTTTTTCTGTAAAGGAGTTCCTGCTTTTTCTGATTGTAAAACATCTAATGCTTTTCCATAAGTTATATTGGTTCCGGGTACTTTAGTATTAGCAAATGCATTTGCTTGTTTTTTAAAAGATAGTCTTTTTTTATGTAATGGATGTTTGGTAATAGGTATAGATTTTTCAGGAACATCTGCAATAGGTTTTCCTGTTCCAGTTACCGGATGATATATTTTATTTCCCTCTTTAACTCCTACTATAGAATTATTAGGTCCACCTCTAACAATCTCTAAACTAGTATCACCTTTTTGTGCAGCTCTAACCATATCTGATAATAAAACATTGTCTTGAGTAAGTTGCCATGATCCAACATTTTTTTTAAATGCCTCTCCTCTTAATCTAGCTAAATCTTTTTCTCTTTTACCTAATTCATAGTATTGTTTTTTTTCATAAGCTTTTTTCTTTGCAACCCTTTCAGGTTTTGCTGCAGATATTCTAGCTCTTGTTAAAACTTTTTGAGGATCTTCTTGATAATATTTTCTGTGAAGTTCTCTTCTCTTTTCTACTCTTTCGGGAGTTTTTTCATAAAAAGCTCTTTGCTCAGTTCTAGCTAATGTTCTTACTTTTTCATATTTTGGATCTTTAGCAGGAAAACCATATTTATATTTATCAAAATCTCCATCAGGAAATTTTTTTTTAATTTCTTCAGTTACTTGTGGTTTTGGAGATCCTTCTGAAAATTCCTCTCTATCTAAACTCGGCAAAGTTTGACCCGGATTTTGTGCTACGAAATCTAATAGCTGTTGTTTTCTATCTTGCATGTAAGTGGTTCCTTCATCAACACTTAATGCACCTTTCTCAACAGCCTTATCTAAAATAGATTGTAACTTTACAGTCATTTCATTTTTAGGAAACCCACCAATAAAACCTTTTATGAAAGGTTCAACTTCAGTTTGAAACACTTCTTTTGTGTAAGGTTTTTCTTGTGGTATGATCTGTTCTTGAATTGGTTTTCTAGGAGGTCTGACAAGATCAGCTTTTGCTAATTTAAATTTTCCAATCTCCATTTTACAGCCCCATTAAATACTGTAAGCCACCTTTTGAGTTCTTTTTTCTTGTGCCTAAAAAATATTCTATTGGTTGAGCTTCATCTGCTGCTTTCTTCATAGCCTCTTCCATTTTCTTATATCCTTCAGGATCATTTTGTTTTGCAAATCTATCCATCTCTCCTGCTATCTCTGGATCAGAAATATTTAGAGTTCCAGTTTTTTTCATAGACTCCATACTTTTTACAGGTTTGTTTTTAAGATTTTGTAAAAGAGGTATTTTAAGTTCGTCGTATGCCATACCATATGCATTTAATATATCTTTTTGATCAAACATATTTCTATCTACACCTAGTTCTTCTAACATAGTGTCGACTGCAACGTCAGCATCATATTTAATATCATCAGTTGTAAAAATATTATTAACTGCTTTTTTAATTTCGTCTTTTAAATTTTTACCCTTTTTAGATAGAAACTTAGCTAGTTTAACTCCAGAACCAAAAGCATACATTGCTCTGTTAATACCACCTTCTGAATTTTCTGTTCTATCTGTTGGATCAAAATCTTTTAACATTTTTTCTTGATCAACTTCTTTTTTAATCTGTTCTAATTCTTCATTAGACATTCCTTTTGGTGCATCAGGATTTCTTTTAATATCAAACATACCAGATTGTTCTAAAATCTCATCAATGCTTTTTGTTGATTTACCCATTCGCTCAAGTTCAATCATTTCTTCAGCCACATTCTTAACATCCATTAATGGATCTGCTCCAAACTCTTTTACAAATATATCTATTGCATCTGCTTTTTCTGGTACTTGAATTCCTGCTCTATCTAAAATTTTTCTAGCTGCTGTTCTAGTTAATCCTGTTGCAAGATCCATGCCAGGTTGTTTCATTTCTTTTAAGGTCTCAATACCTTTTTCTAATTTTTGCATTACTGGACTGGTTCCTGGTGCCTGACTCGGGATTTCTTTTTTCGGTGGATTTTTAATTGAAGTGATTCCACCTTCACCAGGTCTAGGTGCTTTGGGTTGTTTGAATACTTGTTCGATTTGTCTTTTTAATAAATCATTAACTTCACCAAATTCACGTTTTGCAAAATCCATTGCTTGATCAACAGATTTAATTACACCTGAATTAGCTAGACTTCGAAGTGATGCTAAAAATCTTATTATTGGGTTCATTAGTAATATGTCCTTTGTTTTTGTGGCAATGGTTCATCCTGATAGTCTTCAGGGTGTTCTATTAAACCACCTTGTCTAAATCTCATAACCGCCTGAGTCATCGAGTCCACTAAATCATCGTGGTCTCCAAATGGGAAAGCTGCACATTCTTCAATTACTTCCTGTGCAAACTCCATATCTTTGGGCGCCCATATTCTCCCTGACTCAAACAGCGGAGAGACACTGTTGACCCTCGTGTGCTTATCGTTGCCTTTTGAGGGTGAGAAATTTATAACAGGAATCCCAGCTTTTCGCAACTCATATGTTAGAGGTAGACCAGATGCCTTAGATTCAATGATTACTGTTTCCGGTTGCCAGTATCCGTATTGGTCAAGTGCAATACGCCGTAGTTCTGGAAACTCGTATCTTCCTTTCAATGCATCTAATAATATTAAATGTTTCCCGGAATCTTCAGATGGTGTGAACACACCCCAAGTTGTTATTGCAGAGTAGTCCGCAGTTTCTTTTTTCATAAATGCAGTGTCATAACTTTGTATAATATGTTCTACCGGAGGCATTTGTTCTGATTCCCAGTTCTGCCACCACTCTCTTTTGATCAACGCTCCTTCTTCTCCAGTTGGATTTTGCATGTACTGAGCGTTCCATTTTGATAATGGAATTGATGCACGAACCGATTCTAAATCTTTCAGGGACCAGTATTCAGGCCACAGGGGTTCACCATCAGGCATAATAGCTGGGAATTGAATTACTTCCCACTGATCTGCTTTAGGTTCTTTTTGTGCTTTGATCAGGCGTCCGGCTAAATCTTTTTCATTCCATCTTGTCATTACGATTACAATTGTTCCACCAGGTTGCAAACGTTGTCGAGGACCTGATGTATACCATTCATAAGTTCTATCTAAAGCTTGTGCATTCATTGCATCTTGTTCAGTGTGTGGGTCATCAATAATTAATAAGTCCGCACCCCGTCCAGTAATTGCAGATCCAACACCAGCAGCATAATATTCGCCGCCTTGTTGTGTTTCCCATTTACCAGCAGCTTGTGAATCTTCTTTGAGTCTTGTTTGAAATACTTCTTTGTACTCTGGTGAATCCATAAGTTGTTTTGCTTTACGACCAAAACGTACTGAGAGTTCAGTTGTATTAGTGGATTGAATAATTTTTAATTTAGGATTTCTTCCAACCATCCACGCAGGAAGTAAGTAAGATGCAAATTCAGATTTAGTATGTCTAGGTGCCATGTTAATAATTACACGTTTTATTTTTCCACTTGCAATATCATTAAATTTTTTTGCAACTTTTCTATGATGAGATCCTTCTACAAAATCAGGCCATACGTGTTTAACAAAAGCCATAAAATCATTTCTAATCTCAGATTCTTTTTTCTTATCTTTCCATTTAGCCATATACAAAGCTAATTGTCTTTTTACATCGGGTGGTAACTTGTCAAACTTTTTTAATTTATCTATGTCTATATCCATAACTTCATTCGAAAAAATTTTCTAAAAAATTTTTACACATACGTTTTTGACCCTAATAAGTATTTTACGGCTTTAAGTATTCAAAACTCCGCAAAATGTCGCACCTGTAGGGACCCCTTTTTGCTTATGTATAATTGATTATATATAAAAATGCAAATTTTGGATTGGTGTTGGTACCTCTATCCAGATAATAACTAGTGGCCAGGGGCTTGACCCCTGGCCCATGACATCTAGTCTAACAGAACCATGTAAGCTTTGGCATTGTGTTGTCTAAACCAATTGATATCGGCTCTTACTTTCTCCCACAACTTAGAGAACCCATCGAAGCCCGCTTGTTTATCTTCGAGTGTTGCGGCTAATTCATTCAAGAATATTCTATCATGCTTGATAGCCTCAGCAGGTGTAAGCATAATAGATTCACCAGTAAATCTATTCTTACGTTCCTCTGTTCTCTCGTCTTGTTTAGTTTGTGTGTTCATATGTTCCTTTCTGTTAATAAGGTCTTGTACCATGGACCATGCTACATGGTCCATGGATAAAGTTGTCACACCTCGCTAGTTATTATCCTAGTGTTAGTATAGGTATGTCCCCAATTAGTTGTGTGAGTTGTTTTCTCAACTCTTTCAATCGGTGTGTGCAATGGCTCGGTCCTTGGTGCAATCGCAATAACTTGCTCAATGTATTTATTTGCAAAGTCAT